TGGATTGGTTTCAATGTGGATAGTGTCGCGACCGTGGAGTGGGTTTGCGTGGCGCTGCACGTGGTCTATGGGAATGCTTAGGAATAGGGGGGGCTAACCGATGGGAACGGCGGTCAAGGTTTTGTGGGGGCCAGCATCGCTAGCGGATTGGACTATAAGCGGCGACCAGAACTATGACCTGGATGATGCAGATGATAAAGTCGCGATTGCCTTCGCTATACCCTGGGATGGCACGATTGAGAAGGTTGGCTTTTATATCGATGTATTCAATGGCGCTCCCCCGGATTACAAAGTCACCATCGAGACCTTGGCAGCCGATGGCCATCCTTCGGGAGCGGATTATGGGGGCAGCGCGTTCGGTGGGTTCACACCCGCGGGCGTGGGGTGGCTTTGGGTTGCGCTAGGAACCAATGCGACGGTGGCCGCGGGCGATCTGGTGGCGGCTGTGGTTGGCCCCCAGGCGGTTGCTCCCACGCCTGCGAACTCGATTGATATCGGCGTCCAGGCCTTGGGCAGCGACTCGGGATCACCCGTCTATAAACAGTTCAGCACTGGTTGGGCCACCGTGAGCGGGCGGCCACCCATCGCGGTGCAATATGATGACGGCACCGTCTACGGCCTCGCCGCCATATCGTGTGAGGGTGAGACTTTCGATGTTGCTGACACGCCGGACGAGATGGGCTGCAAGTTCATCGTGCCCGCGGATATGGTCTGCTATGGGGCACGAGTGGGATTCAATTCGGCAATTGCGAACGCCTCCTGGGAAGTGAGGCTCTACAATGCTGCTGATGCTGTCATTGCCTCCATGACCGTTGACGATGAGGACAAGGCGCTGCGGGACCAGAATTGGCATGACGCTTTCTGGGATGAGGTAACCCTGACCGCTGCGGCTACTTATCGCCTGACCTTGCGGGCGACCCACGCGACGGCAATAATCAAGCCGGGACGGGTAACCTTCCCTGACGCCGATTCCCGCGACGCGATGCCGGAAGGCCCCCGCTGGACGGGGACGGAACGCACCGACCTAGGCGCGTGGACGGACACCGCGTTGGAGCAGGGCTACATGGCGATATGGGTGAACGACATAACATTCGCAGGCGGGGACGGCGGGGCGGAACCGATGGCGGGGCTGCTGGTGGGCTGAGAGGATATTCTGTGTTGGGAGGCAGACGATGGAATACATACCATTCATAGGGGGCTTGGCGTTGGCCGCCTGGGGAGTCTATCTCGTCTATAGAATAGAGATCAAGGCTCTCGAATGCGGCATAAACGGCCGGGTGATGGCCACTACCGTAGCGGTGATGCTGGCCATCGTGCTGGCCGTATTGGGCGTCAAGATACAGGATGTGCTACTGAAATGAGCATGGGCAAGTTGGGCGTCCAGACCCAAAGACTCGACCGGAGAGTTCTGGATTTCTGCTTGCGGGCCGAGGTGGGCGTGTTCAAGTCTATCGCCCCGCAGCCCATTGATCTCCTGCGGGAACTGAAGGCCGCGCTTCCCGGTTGCGTCTTCGTCTACCGGCCCTTCTTCAACACGCAGCCGCTGGACAATCCCAAGAGGCGGGCCCGCGAGGTCTATGATGCCGCCATGCCGCACCTGGCCGCGTTCCCCTACGATTACGCCGAGGGCTACAATGAGACGGGCCTTTGGGATGACGGCCCGCTGTATAACGAGTTCACCGTCGAACTGGCGGGGCTATTACACCAGACGGGCCAGAAGCTGCTCGCCTACTCATTCTCAGTCGGCAACCCACCGGGCTATGCCACATTTCCATATGAGAAAGATCCCGCGCTTTGGATGGAGAAACTAGAGCAGTATTGGGCGGTTTACCACGATGGCCTGCGGGCCGCGGACGGGCTGGCGCTCCATCAATACAAATTGCCCGGCCACGATGACAAGTTCACGCTGCTGCGCCATCGCCTGGTCCAGCATGTTCTCCCCCCCGACCTGCGGGCTAAGCCGATATTCCTGACCGAGTTCGGCTTGGACGACAAGGCCAATCCTGGCCAGTCGGGATGGCGGGGAAGCTCCTGGAACTGGAACGCGGAGCGGTATGCGCAATGGCTGTTGGAGACCTACAGACGGATCAGGAATGAAGTGGCAGGCGCGATGGTCTTCGTCTGCGGGGGAAAGGGTTGGGACAGCTTCGAGGTCGTGGGGCAACCGCCAATAGCGGACGCCATAAGGCAAGCCAACGAGGAGGTGGGGATGGTGATACCGGAGTGGATCGAGGACATTCGGAATGAAGTGGCTTTCGATACAGGCCGGAAGCGGGATGCCATGCGAGGCATCTGCGTTCACCACGAGGGCACGCGGGCCGATCTGGAAGACGTGCTGGCGTTCTATAAGCGGTTCAAAGAGGTTAGCTACCATTTCCTCATCGACAAAGAGATCTACTACCTGAACGACATCCATGATGTGGTGTGGCACGCGGGTGACAGGGCGACTGGGCCGTGGAATTCGGAAGGCGTGGCAGTCTGTTTCACCGGCGACCTGCGGGGGCAAGGCAAGCCTACGGCGACACAGTTCGCCAACTTCCGCAAGCTGCGGGCATGGCTCTTAACGCAGGGCGTGGGAACCGAGATAGTCTGCCACAAGATGGTTCGGGTGCCGTCGTACTCCACCGAATGCCCCGGCGACTGGTGGCCGGACGGCGTGGAGGCCCACGAAATCGGCGCGCTGTGGGGCGACTATCCGCTAGAGGATGAGCTGGCCAAATTGAGGCAGGAGAACGCGATACTGACGGGGAAGGTCAGATATGCGGAACTCGCAGCAGAAAATCTTTTGAAACGTATGAGGGAGAGATGAAAATGGACTGGGGAAATGCACAGATGTTGATAGTGCCTGCGCTGACAGTGGTATTCCAGGCGCTTAAGAAAATCGTGGCCATCGGGGAGGATAACCAGTATATCCCGATCGCTGCCGTGGTGCTCGGTGCGGTGGTTACGATTCTCTGGACACTCGCGACGGGCATTCAAGGTACAGCTGAGATTGCGGAAGCCACCCTGCGAGGCGCGGTGTTCGGCGCGGCCGCCGTGGGATTATACGAGTTGTTTAAGTAGGCCAGAAGCCTGCCTGGGGGTTACCTCCTTTCCCCCGGGCAGAGCATCTCTCCTCTCCTCGGGGCGGGGCACCCTTCGGGGTGCTTCGCTCTTTTCTGGCCACTTGGCAAAACTTTAAGCTTCGTGTGCAAATTGCCCCCTTTTACCCCTTGACATTTGGCAAGTATGGGTGCATAATGTAGTCGGAGGTTGAAATGGATTGGAACGCAGTATTGGTAGAGATAAAGGGGGAACGCACGCAGCGGGCATTGGCGGCGGAGTTGGACTATAACGAAGCCTACATCGCCCGTTTGCTGAACGGCGATAGACCAATAAGCACTGAGGTCAAGCGGCGGATAGTCCAGCGCTACCCGGAATACCTATCGCCTTTCCTTGTGGAACTTCTAGCCGAAAAGGAGGGAGTGTGATGGCGAAGCTATCGCCTAGAGAACGAGAGACCATTATCCTGATGAACGACAGCGGCGAACCTGCCAGGGTTACGACATGTCAAAAGAAGGTCATCGCCCACATGAAGAAGCACTTCGGCCCTGGCAAACCACTATCGGAAAACCAGGGCAGGAATGGCTATCAGAGATGGGACATACCTAAGGATCGGGTGAGATTGCCCAGACCCAAAAGCAAGGCGCGGGCCGAGGCTGCCGCGGCTGCGGCGAGGGCGCGGCGCGCCGAATAAGACTAGCTGTAGCTATGTTTTGGCTTCAGATTATGCGCTGTAGCTATGCTTCTGGCATGAGTGGATAGGGATAGGTGTTTTGATATGCGAGGAGGGGAAATGAGAGACAAACGCTGTTGGAGATGCAAGCACTGGGACAGTTTCGCCGATGTCCGGCGGGCGCGGGGTGAGGGGTTATGTCGCGTTCATAGTCCTCCCCTATTGTATGGAGTCGGTGCGTTCCGTCCCCGTCCAGCGGGGGCCTTCCGGCGGGGAATGGATGGCTACTGGCCCCGCACTGGTGGCGAGGATTGGTGCGGCGAATTCGAGGAAACCCTGAAAGAGACCAGAAAGGCGATCAACGTACGGGAGGTGGCGAGATGACCGCTGAACAACGCAAGGCACTGGAGCAAGCAGCGTTTTGGCAGGCGAGGAAGGACGGCATCCCGTACCACGAGGCCAAGCGGCTGGCCCGGGAGGCGGTGAAATGACCCCTGAACAATATTACTACCGCATCATGCAGACGCTTCATTATGGCATGATCCTCCGGCGGGGTGGGCTGATAACCGTGGAGGAGAGCATATTCTATGTTTTCAAACGGCTGAACAGGCTGCTGAGTATCAAGCTGATGGGGGAGGCGACATCGGCGCAGGGGTGGGCAGCTTAGAGAGGAGGGGAGGGCATGCACGACTACCGAGCAGTAATCAGCCTCAATCCAGAGCAGCGGCTATTGCACCAGGGACCCGAGGTGGTGAGAGCATTCGACATCACAGCCTGCACGGACACGTTGAGAAATTTGTCCTATCTAGCAACCATCGTTAGGGATAACCCTGGCGCATTCTGCGACACCGCTATTCAAATGGCAGTGCTCATCGCCGTAGTCGAACGGGCAATATCAAGTTGACTACCCTGCTACTCACGCTGTGGGTGGCAGGACTGGATAGATTAGAGAGGAGGAGGAATGATGCCACCGATACCGCCTGAACTGGCAGCACTTCCACCAGTCCCGGGATGGCTGATAGCCGGTGTGGTCATAGGGGCTTATCTGCTCCTGCTATGGGATTTGGTCAGCACGCGGTTGGGATTGTAGGGAGGGAGAAGATGTATCTGGGCTTACATGACGGCAAGGTTTACCCAAGACCGATTGAGCTTTGTCCGCGGTGTGGAGGCACGGGTGAAAGCCATGTCCGTTATGGCCCGTGTCCACTATGTGAGGGCAAGGGATGGGTCTCGATAGATAAGCTGGACGAGGAATATGAAAGCTCTGGAGAGGGAGGGGGCGATGAGTAAGCGCGCTGCGGAGGTAATGGAGGGCCAAGCTACTAACCTGCGAGAGAGAGCACGGCGATTGATGTTAGCCTTTGAGGCCGTGGACAAGGAGGCACCCCTACCAAAGGACATCGCAGACCTCCTTGAGGAGGTGAACATTGCAGCTGTGGACATTGGAAATATAGCCGGGGCCTTATCGGCTGGAGCACAAGAGGAACGGCAAGCGGGCAAGGACTGGTGGAACGAGCACTCCAAGCTGCCACATCGGCCGCGGGTGGATGGCGAGATACAGATACCGCCTCCCGTGCAAGAGGAATGGTTCCCAAGTCGAATAAAGGAGGAACGCGATGGCATGTCCTAAGTGTGGGAGCACGGATCATATAGCGGTGGCGCACGAGAAGGGGTCGCTGTGGGTGGAGTGTCTGCGGTGTGGCAATGTATGGATAATGGAAAAGGAGGAGGAAGGAGAGCAAGGTGGAGCGACAGTTGCGTGAACTCGAGAATGCCCTGAATACAGCCCAGACGGGAGTTAGTTATGCTCGGGCTATGTTCCGGCTTCTGGTGGTCCGATTAAACGAGGAGCGTATGAAGGCTGAGAAGAAGGAGGAGAGCGATGGGAGCGCAAGTGACACAGGTGCTTGAGGAAATCAAGCGGTTCTATGTCTGTGTAGAGATAAGGCGGGATCACTCTGAACACCTACATATCGTAGAGGCAATTCAGTATTCAAGGCCGCCTAAGTATTACGCCGTGCTGCCAGAATTAGCTGTTTCACCTTATCCTAGAGCAATCGAAGAACAGCGCGTCAGGGTAGCCGTACTTGCGATTGATGCGGTGAAAGCGAAAAGGAAGAAGGAGGAGAGCGATGGAGAATGAGGAGAGGGGATTGGTTCTCAGGAAAGAATATACCGCCGACGAAAGGGCGCTCATAAAGGAGACTGTCGCGAAGGGCCTGACAGATTTGGAACTCAAGCTATTCGAGTATCAGTGCCGACGTACTGGGCTTGACCCGTTCAATCGGCAGATACACGCGGTCAAGCGGTGGGATAGCACACAAAAGAAAAAGGTGATGACAATCCAGGTGGGCATTGATGGCTACCGGCTTATATCTGAACGCACGGGCAACATAGCACCAGGGCGGGAGCCAACTTTCCACTATAAAGAAGACGGCGCCCTGCTTTCCGCAACCGCATATCTCTGGAAACAAGTTGGAGATAGATGGTTTGAGGTCTCTGCCACCGCTTTCTACGATGAGTATGTCCAAAAGAAAAAGGATGGGATCCCTAATCACTTCTGGGGGAAAATGCCTCATAGCCAATTGGCAAAGTGCGCGGAGACTTTGGCTCACCGTAAATGCTCCCCACAAGACCTCAGTGGTCTCTACACGCACGCGGAGATGATGCAAGCTGGGCCATCGGTTGAGGGTGAGTTTCTGGTGGGGACGGAAGAGGGAAAGGTCTTGTCCGTGCCTGACGAGGAAGCCACTGAAGCTGAGGCCATTCAGGACGCCTTCCCCCAGGCGGAGGTCAAAGAGGTATCCATCAAGCAGGAAGAGAGGTGGGCTAGAGGCCTTAAGAAACATGCGGAGGAGCTGAAGTATCCACCGGAAGACGTGGAGGAATTCATGGAGCTTTGGGCCAGCAGCCCCCGCGACCAGGAGCGCTACGAAAAGGCGCTGAAGTACATGGAAGCGAATGCGCCAAAAGGAGGAGAATGATGGATGCAAAGGAATTGTTGGGTAAATTGAGAAGGCTCAATCTAGTCGCCCTAGATCGTGATGATGCACGGGACAACCTTTTGGAGGAGGTTCTGGCTGACGCATTGGCGGAGGCCAGAAGCGAGGGTGAACAATATGTTACGCGACTAACCTTCACCACGTGGTCCGGCCCCCAAGGGGACGACCGAAAGGAGGACTGATGCCGACGCTATTTGATCTCACAGACGAAGCGCAAAAGATACTGTTTGACCTGGAGCGGCTGGACGGCATGGAGCCGGAAGAGCAAGCCAAGCTGAGGGAAACGCTTGCCGTCGAGCTTACTGCGGTAGAAGTGCAGCTCGCAGAGAAGGTGGACGGCTACGTCTATGCCTATGACGAGCTTATCGCCAGGGCCAAAGCGCAGAAAGACGAGGCCAGGAAGCTGCAGGGGATGGCCCGCGTTGCTGACAACCAGGCCAACCACCTGAAAGAGGTGGCGAAGATGGCCGCTGCCCTCCTCGACCGCAAGAAGCTGAAGGGCAATACCCGGGAGATTGTGGTGAGCTCTGGAGGCTTCGCGGTGAAGGTAATGGATGGGAATGCCGTGCCGCAGCAATTCCAGCGGGAGATCCCGGCGACTTGGGTGGTGGAAAAGAAGCTCATCTCGGATCACATCAAGGCCACCGGGGAGGTGCCTGCCGGGGTGGAGACGCGGGAGGTTATCCGCGTGAGGTTCAAGTAAATCAATGCTAGTTAGAGACAAGACCAAACCAAAAGATACATACAAGGGGCTCCCCTTCGATGCCCACGACAAGGAATGCCCCTGCCGTCCCTGCTGCCATGTCCACGATTGCGGCTATATAAATTCGCAGGGTAAACGGGTGGTGCGGATGGAGTGTGTTACCCTATGGAAGAACGGCTGTCCTTTCCCAGTGCCGCCGCCAGAGCACATCTACACCTCTGACCGCGGCAAGGTCTGTAAACGCTGCGGCTTCAGGAGGGACTGATGCTAACGCGGCCCGGCACGCGAGGCAAATATAATGATGGGGTTTATGCGATTAGCCTGCCCTCCCTCGGCTGGGAGGGGGAGGGCGAAAAGGAGGAGTGGGGGGAAATGCAAATTGTACGTGGTAAGAATCCTATCGAGTGGTTGCGTTGGTGGTTGGCCTATTGCAGCGGGGCCGTATACGTCTCTATCGAAATGAGCGCATGGAGTATGTGTACGAAATATGGGGATGCCTTCAAAGAGCTAGACCGGATGCTCGAAATTTGGGGCCATACAAAATACACCGAGGCGGGGAAATGAGCAGATGGACCGAAGAGGAGTGTTGGGAATATGCTGACTGGAAGTATGATCAACGAGCGGACAAGTTGGCTGAGAAGGAGGAGGAGATGAGAGACCCAGATGAGCAAGAAGCATTGGAGCGGGAGCAGCTTGACAGGACTATCAATGGACTTTGGGAGCGCATCGACAAGCTAAAGGCGGACAATGCCGAGCTACGGAAGGAGTTGGCGGAGCATCTGGGACGGCGCATTGAGGACTTAGAACTTCATTTCAGATATGGCCAGGGCACATATCTCCAAGTTGATTCGGATAGATTCAAGGCCTTGAAACAGCAGTGGGAGCGCCGCATCACCGAGCTGGAGAAGGGGAAATGAGATACCACCAATACAGTATCGAGGCGATGCGGGCCGAGCCACCACGGAAGACGCAGACGCGGCGGGTGCAGAATGAGGGGGAGAGACTAGTCTATGGACATTACACTTGGGAGTTTTATAATAAATACGGCGACTCTTTCGCCATAGCTAGAAGCTGGGGGTGGAACGACAAACCTACATTTATCTTCAGTATCCCCACCATCCTCGATAAGCATGGTAATATCAAATGGCAGGTTGGCCGCCGCTACTCTATCAATCCGCCCCCAGGACCAGGCGATAAGGGACGGATGGGGAAGGCAATCGGCAGCTTCCTCTGCACCGGTCTCCGGGGTAAGTGGCTGCGGCACATGGATGGTGTTGACTGTGTGGCTGAGGGTATTGAGAAAGACCTGATGATGGGGACTAGTGGGCAGCTCCTTGACGACTTTCAAGACCTCTGGGACAGCATCCACCCGAGGGGCAAACGCTGGATAGACAATCCCAAAGTCTGGATCATCGGCCAGGGAGAGTATCAGTGGGAGGGGAAATGAACCGCACTTCAATCGAGTGGACTGACTTCACGTGGAACCCTGTCACGGGTTGCCTGGGGCCCGGGGGGACACCAGACAACCCTAAGCGATGCCCATACTGCTATGCTCATCGGCTGGCGAATGGCAGGCTGAAGCCGCTCTATCTCAGCAACTCCAATGTGGCTCCAGGGTGTGATCCTGACGACCCCTTCTCCCCGCGTTTTTGGCCTAAGCGCTTAGAGGAGCCACAGAGCCGCGTGAAGCCTGCCAAGATATTCGTGGTGAACATGGGGGACTTGTTTGCCAAGTGCATACCTGACGAATGGTTAGTACGGATTCTTGAAATTCCATTTTATGCACCCCAGCACACTTTCCAATTTCTCACCAAGAATCCCGTGCTATATGAGCGTCAAAGTCCCTGGCTATCCCACGAATGGCTCGGCATCACCGTAACATGCCAACAAGATTGGAATGAGCGGTGGCCGATACTGGCGGAACTGGAGGCTAGGGTGAAATTCGTGAGCTTCGAGCCGCTGCTGGGCCCAGTGGAGATGGGGGAGAGCCAGCTTCCAGATTGGATAATCATCGGCTCGCAGACGAAGCCGACACTTATCCCAGACTCGTATTGGGTCAATGAGCTACTATGGGAGGCCCGGCAGGCGCGGATCCCCGCCTTCGTCAAGGACAACCTTAGCGAAGCTCGGGCTGGCTATTACATCCCGCGCCCACAGGAGTTCCCGAAATGACCCCGCTCGCCGGGCTTGCCCTCGCACTCACTATCGGCAGCATTCTGCTGCTCAGGCTGCTGGTCAAGCTGCTGGCATGGCTGTGGGGGGAATGATGGGTGAGAAGCTAAGCGAACTGAGCGATAACGAACTCGGCGCGCTGGTGGCGGAGAAGATGGGGGCCAAATGGATTGAATACAAATCCCATCCATTCGGCTGCCCAGGCTATTGGAAGTTTCCAAATGGTGACGAAATTATGTACTGGGACCCGTGCAACAGGGCGGAGCACTGGTGGCGCGTGGTGGAGTGGGTGCGGGAGGAGCCAGAACATAAGTTCCTTAGAAGGTTTTTCTTTGATGCACTTATCCCCCGTCCAAATATTCCCATTGGATCATACGAACCGCTGCAATGGTTTCTATGGACATCCAATCCAGGCCGCGCCATCTGCGAAGCGTATGTGGAGGCTACTGAGTGAAGCCCCACTACGCTGACGACTTCGATGCATTGCTTTCTCCTCTCACGGGGCGGTTCTGGCAGCCATCACAGCAGCGGTGGCTACTGCTATGGAATGGTGAGGAGGTTGGGGGGATCGCCGGGGAAGTGCCAGAATGGGTGGCGCGGGAAATGGAGCAGCAGGTGTGGAGGCTATGCCTTGAGCGATACACCGGTCTACGCTGACGACTTCGCCCGCCTCTACCTGGCGGATGCACGAAATGCCTGACGATATCAGGCTCTGGCGGGTGCGCTTCAGGGTACTCGCACCTTGGGGGGGCGACCAGCTGGGCTACTCAGGGAAGAAGTTCGTCATCGCTCCCTCGAAGGCCAAGGCGAAGGAGCTGGTGCTGGCGAGTGCGGAGTGGGCGCAGTGGTACGCTCCTTACCGCAGAAAGTACAAGGGCACTGCTCCGCCAGCGCCCTCCATCGGCGAGGTGAAACTGCTTGCGGTTAGCGGGCCGATAGTCGAGCAAGCTATGCTGTGGGACGGAAGGGATGGCTGAGGCTGATATATTTGACCAAATTGATAGGGCAGTTGTTAAAGCCCGTCAGAGATGGCCGGGCCGCATGCTATACCTGGTCATTGGCGAGGCGGAATTGGCTGAACTTAAAGCTGCCTTCATGCCACTTTGCCTGGGTATTCCTCATCATCCCCTGGGTCCTCTTGCAGGGCCAAGTTACCGCGGCCTGCCAATTAGGAGCACTGCTTATTGGTCTGGTGTGCAGGCCGTGCCTTATCCGATAATGGAGCAGACAGCGATGTGGGAGGGGAGGGAGTGATGGAGGACGATCCTAATGAGGGTTACTTACAATTTGCGCTTAAAGGGGTTTGGCCAGCGAGGAAATGCCCAACACTTAATCCTAGGATCTGGTTGTGTTATCTGGCATGGACTATCTACAGTTATCTCTGGTTGCGAGTATGGTGGCTTCAAAACAGGAGGGGCTGGCGAGAAGGATTGCTCAGTATAATTCGTCGATTTTATCCTGGGCATATGTCACACCGCTCTGATTGGACAGACGCCAGCGTGGGGGCACTCTACACCGGGAAACTGGAAGGCTGGTCTCAACACGCCTTTGAGCAATTCTTGGAGAATATTGATTCTCTTGGGGAACGGAGGGAGTGATGGTCTGGGATTGCGGGGTGCAGATAGGGCAAAGCCATATCTCGATTAGTTGGCCATATGTGGACGCCCAGACATGCAGCGTCAACCATTGCTATACCCGCACCCGTAAAGGTGGTCGTGCGCTAAGGAAGGGAGCCCAGAAATGGAGGGACAATCTGGCGTTGCAGATTATGGCCGCCATCCCTGCCGTGCCCGTTCCACCAAGTCCGCCTATCCACATCTTGCTCTATGGGCATTTCGTGAACAAGCGAGCGTGTCCCGACCTCTCAAATTTGCACAAATTGATAGGGGACGCGGTGCAGGCGGCAACGGACATCAATGACCGCGAGTTTCGATGGCACGACCTAGGCTATCGGGTAGGGGGCAGCGCGAGGGAAGCGTTTCTGCGGATCACGATTAAATGGGAGGAGAGCGATGAAGAGTGATATGGTGCCATTAGAAGAATGGGACAAGGCCGTTCGCGGCTTCACCCAGGCGACAGCGCAATTGACAAGAGCCAGAAAGCGGATTAAGGAATTGAAACGCGAGCTTGCGGAAGTCCAGAAGAGCCACAACCTGCTCGCGAAGCAATTAGCGGAGGCGAGCGATGAGTGAGGAGAAGGCCAAGCCTGGCGAAGCTAGGTTCTGCGGTGCGCGCATCGATGGTGCACCCTGTTTCCATTGGCGGTATTATGTTCGTAAAGCTGTCGCGGGCCTCGGCCCCAATTCGTATGAAATCTTTCCCGGGGACGGCACCTTGAGATGTAGGCATCCGGACGCGCCGCATGATAAACCGCCGGATGCGTGTCCGATAGACCGATGGGGAGAGAAAGGAGGTGATGCCAGTGAGTGAGCTGGAAAGCCTTATCACAATCGGCAGGTTGCTCGGTGAAATCAGCGACCACTTGGCAGCAATCCGTTTCTGCGCTATCTTCATGGCATGCTCGACTTTGGGGACATTCGGCGTGCTGCTGTGGTGGCATCTGGAGGGAAAGAGATGAAAGTCATTGAGCTATTCGATTTCCCGATGAGCCGGGACTGGGCGAACTGGCACAAGAGCGAAGAGGGAGCGAGGGCATTCCGGAAGGCGCACGGGCCATACATCGACGAGCGGGAACTGGCGAGGTGCGACAGGCTTAAACGGCTGGCCGAGGAGGCGCAACTACGACGCTTAGCGGAGACGAGAAAGCATGGACTTGAGGGACACCCAGATGCACCCCGTCGTGGGCGGCTACAACCTGCGATGGGAGGACATAGCGATAAGCGCGAGCATCCGGCAGGTGAGGGAGGACGGGAGGGGGATACGGGCGGAACTCAAGATTAGCACCGGCCGCTTCGGCTACAGCGAACTCCTGTACCGCAACATCGTTTCGCTGCTATCCCCGAACAGCAAGAGCGCGATGGCGAAGGACCTGGAGAGGCGCTATCCTCTGAAAGACAGCGAGGAGACGACCCCATTGTGGCCGGAACGCTTGGAACACATGGCCGACCTGATCGTCACGGCGCACCGCAAGGGGCAGCCGGTGGAGGATATCGGGGACCAGCCGATACGGGAGGCCTCCGCCTACCGCGTCAAGCCATTCCTGCCGGAGATGGTGCCCACGGTGCTTTTCGGCGAAGGCGGATCGGGCAAGTCATACTTCGCGCTGATGCTTGGCCTGCTGGTATGCTCGGGCGAATCAAGGCTGGGATTGCGGGTGCAGCAGGGCAACGTGCTCTATCTCGATTACGAAACCTGCTTCGCCGACCTCAACGAGCGCAGCCGGGCATTGCAAGTTGGCTTGGGGCTGCCCAAGACGGTCATCCAATACCGTCGCTGCGAGATGCCGTTGGTTCGCGAGATCGAACGCATCGCCAAACTGGTGGAGCAGTACGAATTCGAGTTGGTGATCCTGGATAGCGTGGGGCTTAGTCTAGCGGGGACGGGCAACGACGATGAGGTGATCAACGAGTATTTCACCGCTTTGCGCAGCCTACGGGTGACCACCCTCCTGGTGGACCACATGTCCAAAACCAGCGATGGCAAAACGCCGTTCGGAAGCGTGTACAAGAACAACTCCGCCCGCTCCACCTGGCGGGTGGCGAGCAAACATCCGATTGACAGCGACAGCCTCGATGTCGGCTTGATCCACGCGAAGGTGAACGAGGGCTCCCCCCACAAGCCGCTGGCCTTCCATTTCGACTTCACCAATAACGAGCACAACCGGGTCGTGCGGGCCAACATCACGCGGACCGAGGCGGCCAACGCCCTGTTTGAGCATCTCAGCGACAGCGAGCGCATCCTGGCGGTCCTGAAGGAAGGAGGAAAATTGCACTACAAGGAACTGGCTGCCGAAACAGGCGTATCCCCCAAGAACGTCTCGGTATATCTCGGTAGACTGAAGCAGGCAGAACAAGTCGTGCAGCTGGGAGCGGGCTATTGGGGGCTGAAGGCAGATGACATCGCCTTTTAGGGCAATAATCGGTCTATCTACATCTTATCTACTATAGGTACAGGGGTATGTTGATAGATACATACCCCCTGCCACCTACAAAAACATCTACAAGCATCTACAGTGTAGATTATGGTGACATAAGGAGGCCACCCATGGAGAAACAACCGCAGAGATACACTCGGTCTCGGCTGCGAACGCCGAAGGAGTTGGACGGGTTCGAGTTCAAACCATTCGAGTCTCCGGCGGATGTGCCGGTCGAGAACTATTGGGAGATGCTCGAGGCCACGTTGGGGGACCTCAAAAATGACATCATCGCCCCATCCCAAGACACATATTGGGCAGCATGTTCTTGGTGCCGAGAATCCTATCGATGGAAGTGCACGAAAGTCTTGAAGCAACCGTGGCGGGCTAGATGTGCGACGGAGGCGCTCGTTCTCCAGACATGGGAGGCTCTGTTGTATATGGAGCGCGACTACAACCTGAGCGACGCAATGATGGAGGCATTCGAGGAGATTCTGCGGGACCGGGATAAGGAGGTGGGTTATCTGGTCATAGAGATACAGGGTAGGCGGTATATGGTTGACCACGCGGCGCTTGTGCTGGTTGCGCCACCAGAAGAAGAGGAACAAGATGGAATCGTGGGAGATTGATTGGAATTTGGATGCCTGGAGAGCCAGGAATTGTCATAGATGTGCCAAAGACAAATCGCGCTGTCCTCTTTGGCGGGAGATTGAATATGAATGGGTTGTGGCTTATCTAACCGATGGCAGAATCACGCTTGGGATTGGTGAGAGGATGGGCTTCCAGCAGGCTGATCCTAAATCGGATATTTCAGAGTGGGATTGTTCAGAGAAGGAGGAAAAATGTCAAAAGTCGGGAGCAGTTGTAGGCGATGCGGTGTGTGGATAGCATCGGCGTTCTGTAATTACTGTCCCTATTGTGGACTTCCGGTTCAGCCCGGGGCAGTTAACGAGGAAAAATTAGATGTGCCATGGACGGATGAGGACAAGCGGTGGGTGAAGGCGATGATCGCGTATGCGGCCCGGGTTGCGGTATTCCAGCTTTTGCAAGATATCAATCTTGGAATGCTGGATCGGATGCGTTATGCGGAGGATCGAGCGGAGCATGTCAGGAAAATGATCGAGGTCTACGAGCCGGGCAAGACCTATATCGGGCCGGGCATTTGAGGAGGAAGAAATGAGGAAATGCGAGTATTGCGGGGTCGGCCTTGGCGAAAACGTTCCAAAGAAACAGAGGTTTTGTAGTCAAATATGTTACAACTTCTGGCGGGAGGAACATCCCACAGGAGTATGCGATCATGGTCCGTGGGCCGGTTGGCCAGAAGAACCTCTATACAGGAGCCGCTATAAAGGGCCCACACCAGACGTGAGGGTGCTGCGTAAAGATGCCTTTGGCGAACAAGATGGGGAGAAATGGGCTGAAGAACAGGCGGCGGACATTGAACGAAGAATGCATTCTTGACAAATGCCAGATTATGTGATATAGTAATATTGAGAAACGAATACGAACCGGCCAATAGCGGGCCTTGGGCAAGAAGTTGCGTAAGCCTGTCTTTTGCATATAATGGAGAATATATGCAGGAACAGCGGGAATTGTGCACCAATCCGGCTTGCCTGCGTGAACGAGGACGCAAAGGCAAATATGACGCACGGTTTCTCTGCTCCTGGTGGTGGGAAAATGGGCGCATCGTGATCGAGCTGCCCTGTCCCGATTGTGGCAGGATCTATCGTATTCCGATAGCCATTCCGGAGAAGGTCTTAGCGGAAAGCCAATAGAATAATCTCATCGGTCAAGAGAGGGCCATTCGGCAGGGGACTGCCAGGGTGGCCCTTTTTTGTTTGCGAGGACTATGGGTAGACGGACGAAACTGACGCCGGAAGTGCAGGAGATCATACTGCGGGCGATCCGGCAGGGTTCTTTTGACTGGGTGGCTGCTCAAGCCGCGGGGATAACCGGCACGACATTTCACAACTGGATGCGATGGGGAAGGAAAGGCAATCCCCGGTATGTTGCATTTTTTACCAACGTCCAGCGTGCCAAGGCTGAAACGCGACGAAAGGCGGAGGCCCAAGTGTTCGCGGACGACGCGTTCAAGTGGCTGCGCTACGGGCCAGGCAGGGAACGGCCGGGAGAGCCGGGTTGGACGGAAAGCGCGCAGCTTGAGCATAGCGGCCCCGCCGGCGGGCCCGTGGAGATCAGGATCATAACCGCCATTCCCAGGCCGGAGGATCATGACGGTTCAGACGATTGACCTGCGCGAACTGTACATCCCCTCCGCCCGCCAGCAGGAGGCGCACAGGGCGCCGGAACGTTACATCCTCATGGGCGGCGCGGTGGGGGGGGGAAAGACTTACTGGCTCTGCAACGAGATCATCCAGCTTAGCCTCGACTATCCCGGCAACCGCGGCTACATCGCCCGCCACGAATATAAGGCCTTCCGGCGCAGCACGTTTCTGACGTTGCAGAATTTGCTTCCCGACGAGTTGGTGAAGCGCCACCACATGACGGATGGTTACTTCGAGCTCATCAACGGTTCCTACATCTATTACGGCGGCCTGGGCCAGAACGAGATCGGCTTCAACCGCCTCAAGACGACCGAATGGGGATGGGTGGCGATTGACCAGGCGGAGGAGACGACACGCGACATCTACATGATGCTCATCACGCGTTTCCGCCATACCCTCCCCGACGGGACACGGCCACGCTACAAAGCGCTATTCACCGCCAACCCCTCGGAGGGTTGGGTGCGTGAGCGGTGGATCGAGCAGAAGCTTCCCAACCATCGCTTCGTCAAGAGCCTCCCCGAGGATAATCCCCACCTTCCCCCCGGTTATGTGGACGAGCTTCGGCGGCAGCTCCCGGACGACCTCGCTCGGGCGCTGCTTGAGGGCGACTGGGATGTGATTCGGGGCGTGGACTACCTCATTCCCTACCGCCGGATCAACGCCGCTGCCGACCGTGATCTGGACGAGGATATGAGCTTGGGCCTCAGTTTTGGCGTGGATGTGGCCCGCTTCGGGAACGACAAGACGGTGGTGGCCGCGCGTCGCGGTCCGAAGGTTCTCTGGATGGCGGAATGGGGCCAGAAGGACACCACGGAGACGACACGGGATGTGGCTGGCCTGATGATGCAGCACCACCCAGATCACGTGGTGGTGGACGTTGTCGGCGTGGGCGCGGGCGTCTACGACCAGCTCAACCACTGGGAGGATTGGGGCACGGTGGAGACGCCGGATGGGATAGAGCCGTATCGCCCCCGCCTGACCGCTTATGGCGCGGGGGAGAAGGCCCGCAACACCGAGCGGTACGCCAACCGCCGAGCGGAAGACTTCTTGGGTCTGGCCAAGCGCTTCGAGGATGGCGACATAGACATACCCCCCGACCAGGAGCTCAAAAGCCAATTGGCCTCGTTGCGCTACAAATTCAACGCCCGCGGCCAGCTCCTTCTGGAGAGCAAAGACGACATGAAGAAGCGGGGTTTGCCCTCACCCGACAAGGCCGACGCGGTCCTGCAGGCCATGCAGCAGTACCAGGGGAGTGGAATATGGGTCTGATGGAACGCCTGACGATGGCGATGGACATGGCGCTGGGGCGTCGCAAGGCCGTCATCGGCTTGTGGACGAACCCAAAAGCCTGGACCTATTACAGCGGCGGGGGTTCGTTCCAAGCGCTCAGCCAGGAATTCTACGAGAAGAACGCGCTCGTGTATGGCTGCGTGGAGGAGCTTGCCACTAGCGCGGCGGAACCGAGATTGGTGGTGGAACAACGGACACGGAACGGTTGGGCGGAAACCGAGGAGCACGCCCTGGCGCTGCTTCTGGAGCGCCCCAACCCCCGCAGCACCGCCTACGAATTCTGGCATGACGTGACGATGTTCGAGGCCATCGCGGGCGAGATGTACTACGAGAAGGAGCGGTCAAGGGCGGGCCGCGTGGTGGCCCTCTGGCCCGTCTGGCCCGACCGCGTGAAGCCGTTGCTGGCGAAGACGGGGCGGCGGCGTGAGTTGCAGGGCTGGCGGGTCACATTCGGCAGTGGCGATACTGAGGATCTCAAGCCGGATGACGTACTCCAATTCAAGAATTCCCATCCCCGCAAGGAGTTGGAAGGGCTGTCCCCGCTAGAGGTCGTGATGGGGATGGCCGGTGTGGACAAGGTGCTTACCGATTACGTGGGCGCGTTTTTCGACAATGGCGCGGTGCCGTTTGGCTTGTTGGTATCCAAGCAGCGGGTGGATGAGGCGGAGGTGAAGCGCATCCGGAAGCGTTTTCACGATCAATACGCTGGCAAGGACGGCTGGCACAACGTGATGGTACTCGATGAGCAGCAGGTTACCTACGAGCAGGTGGGCCTTCCGCCAGGTGAGGTGGAGATGCCCACTGTCCGCGCGGTGGCGGAAAGCCGAATATGCACCGCGTTTCAGGTGCCCCCCATCCTGGTGGGCGCGCTGGTGGGATTGCAGCACGCCACGTATTCCAACTATCGGGAGGCCCGTGAGAGTTTCTGGCAGGAAACCCTAATGCCCGTCTATACCCGCCACGCGGACATAATCAATCTTCAACTCGCACCTGAATTCGGCAGCGACGTGCGGGTGCGCTGGGATTTCTCCACCGTGAAGGCCCTCCAGGAAGATGAGACCAAATTGCACCTCCGCATACGTGAGGACTTCCAGGCGGGCTACATCACGGTGAACGAGGCACGCGAGGCCATCGGGGCATCCCCCGTGGCCGATGGCGACATATTCCTGCGGCCAATGATGACCGTGAGCACACCCGCGTTGCTGCAGGGAGCCAAGAGCATTCCGGTGATAATCGAGCGGCCCGAGCCATTGGCGTTGAAGGCCGCGCAGAATGAAGCCAGGGAGATGTTGTGGTGGAAGGCGCTTGACACGACCGCGAGGGCTTTCGAGCCGGATTTCAAGCGCGCCGCCTCCCTCCGCTTCCAGGATGATCAGCGTGAGCTTCTGGCCATGCTGCGCAAGATCGGCAAGGCCAGCAAGGACGCTATACCGTTCACGATCTTCGAGCAGGGCGCGTTGGAGTATCTGCTAAAGGTGGCGAAGGAAGACTGGCGCACCACATTCATACCGCTGTTCCAGGTGCTTCTAGGGGCGCAGGCGGAGAACATCGCTGCCACGTTCGGTATCTCTTTCGACGTGGAGTTGCCGGAGGTGCAGGCGTTCCTGGATGGCTACTCGATGCAGTTCTCCGAAGCTCTATTCGAGGTTGACGCGGCCAAAGTCAACGAGTTGGTGGCTCAGGCGCAGACGGAGGGTTGGAGCGTGCCCGAGTTGAGGGCGGCGATCAATGAGACCTGGGAACAGAACGACCGCGTGAGAGCGGAGGGCATCGCCCGCACCGAGACCATTCGCAGCTCCAACGCCGGCGCGACCGAAGCCATGCGTTTGAGCGGGGTCAAGGTCATCCGCTGGTGGACCGCGCAGGACGACCGGACGTGCCCATGGTGCATGGAGATGCATAACAAGGTCATCGATATTGGGCGGAACTGGTATGGCAAAGGCGATGAAATGATGACCTACGATGCGGAGGGGAATGGGCATGGCCTCAAAGTGCTTTGGGATGTGGGCTACCCCCCGCTGCACGTGAATTGTAGATGCACGGTATTGGCCGAGATTGAGGAGGTCTAGGAAGCTATGTTGCTACGATGTGTGACGGTGGTGGTGTTAGAAGGCTGGAGATTTGCGGTAAAGAGCATATTGAGGGCCCGGGAATGCGATAAGGCAATGATGGGTCTCCGGAAGGCGATGCCCGGCCTTGAGTCGCCTGGGGATTTGTTGGAACGGGCGAAACAGCTTGGGATTGTAAGCTATGATCTGATGCCTCGGGAATTCACTACTAGGGATGTGAAGGGCTTGAGGAGGCTTGAAAATGCCTGAGAGAAGCACGCCAACCTACACCAAACGGCTGCCACTATTTGTCAAGGGATACGATGACGAGAAGGGCGAGCTGGAAGGATTCGGGGCCGTCATGGGTTCGCTGGACGCCTATGAGGAGATCATCGACCTCGGCGCGTTCGACCGCAGCTTGGCGGAGCACAAGAATCGCATCGCGCTATGCTGGCAGCATGATTGGCATGAGCCGATTGGCAAGCCCGATGAGATACGTGAGGTGGGACGGGACGAGTTGCCACAGGGTCTGGTGGATAGGTTCCCCGAAGCCACGGGTGGCCTCTACTTCAAAAGCCAAGTCGTGGATACCCGGCGGGGGCAGGACGCGAAGGCATTGCTCCGGGCTGAGGCCCTCGACGAGTTGAGCATCGGCTACGATTTCTATGATGACAATGGTTTCTATGAAGGCGAGGATGGCTATCGGCATCTTCGGGAGATTCAATTGTTTGAGATTTCGCTGGTGACGATGGCGGCGCAGCCCGCGGCGCAAGTGGTGAGCTACAAGAGCGAGCCGCTAGAGGGCGAGCCCGTGGAGGGCAAGCCATATCCCAATGAGCACGCCTGCCGCCTGCGTGCCCCCGGCGATTTCGAGGATGACAGTTTCCGCCGCGTCTCGCGGGAGCACGAAGGCAAGAAGTATTCCGTCATCATGGGCCGCTTGGAAGGGGAGACGACGATGACGGAGCAAGCCTACCGTTACCCGAAGGACACCTGGGATGCGGGGGAGGCGGGGAGCCATTGCGAGGCGCATGACGGGACATTCGAACCCGCGGCAGAGGATAGTAGGGAGGCCGCGGTGATCGAGCTGATAGAGAAGGGCGAATTGAGGGAAGCAGGCACGCTCCTCTGGGAACTAATTGAAGAGGAACTCGATGCGCAGGAGCCTCCGGCGGTCTTGGGATTGGCGGAGGAAGTAGCCCTGCGATTAGAGGTGGGGGAGCTGCTTCAAGCATAGCAAGTATAAGCTGGTGCCGGGGTCTGGGCTTGGGCCTGGGCCGGAAGGCACGCTGAGATCAGGTTTGGGCCTGCCAGCCATACGCAGCAATACGTCAAAACGTATGGAGGTAGGAAATGGATTTCAACGCAATACGTGAACGAGTGGCGCTGCTCATCAAAGAAGTCAAGGTGATCATGGATGAGCACCCCGCGGAAGTGCCCATCGAGATCCAGACGGAAGTCAGGGCCAAGATGGACGAGATCAGTGAGCTCCGGACGCAGATTGCCGAAGCTGAAAAAGTGGAGGCCCTCCGCACAGAGGCGGATGAGGTGTATGACCACTTCTGGGGTGGGACCGGCCCGAAAACCCAGGACCCCGAGCCACCCGCAAGCGACTGGAAAAATGTGGGCGAGTTCCTTCAAAAAACCCACTCCTTCCGGATGGGCCACGGCCTCGACCCCCGGCTGAAGAAGCAATTAGTCGAGGGGACGGGCGCGCTGGGCGGCTTCCTAGTGCCCGTGGAGTTCGAGGCGACTCTGCTACAGATCATGGGTGAGGGCGCAATCGTGGAACCCCGTGCCCTAGTCATCCCCATGGCCCGCAGGCAGCTCGACATACCCGCGCTGGACTACGCCACCATCGCGACACCGACCGGACAGACCAACTTCTTCGGCGGCGCGGTGTTCGAGTGGACCGAGGAGGCGGAGGGCAAGCCGGAGATAGAGGTCAAGTTCCGGCAGAAAACGCTGGTGGCGCACGACCTCACGGGCTACCTGCCGGTGAGCGACAACCTGCTGGCGGATGCGGCCATATCGCTGCCGCCGCTGTTCAACCGCATCTTCGGCGACGGTTCCCGGTGGTATCGGGATTATGCCTATCTGCAAGGCAGCGGCGTGGGCCAGCCGCGTGGTGTCATCGGCGCTCCCGCGACCATCGTGGTTCCGCGCGCGGCCGCGGGTGCGGTGGGCTACCAGGACCTTGTGAACCTGGACGCCCAGCTATTGCCGGGGGCTAACCCCATCTGGGTGATGACCCTTTCGGTGAAGCCGTCTCTGCGCACCATGCAGGACCCGGCGGGCAACTACATCTGGCCCGCCTTTGGGGGCGCGGCTGCAGCGGGTATGGCGAACCAGGTGCTCGGCTATCCCATCGTCTGGACGGAGAAGCTGACCGGGCTGGGGAACCCTGGCGATGTCATGCTGGCGGATTTCAGCTACTACGTGATCGGCCAGCGGGGGGGCATCACCATCGCCAGCTCGGAGCACTACCTGTTCCGGCACAACCAGACGGCGTTCAAGGTCGTTAACCGCTTGGATGGCAACCCGTGGCTGAACGCGCCGATACCAACCCAAGAGGGAACGACCGTTTCGCCGTTCCTGATCCTGGGCGATACGAGCTAGGAGGCAAAACATGAGTTTTACGACAACTAACTACGAAGCCGTCAGGACTGACGGTGATGCACAATCCAATGTGCTACGTCCGCAGGTTTTGGCCGCGGGGGACACCGATACGGCCTGGGTCACTATGGCGGGCTATCGCTGGGCGGAATTCCTCGTGCAGCTTGGCGAGATGGCTGATGCCGCAACTGCTGTCGATATAGCGGTGTTGCAGGCCACGGACAACGCGGGCACGGGCGCGAAGCCGCTCGCGGGCCGACGGGGGGCGAAGCAGGCTACGCAGATTATCGCGGGGGCGGATTTTGCCACCGAGGACGATCAGGTGCGGGTAAATGTGCGGGCGGAGGAGATGGACGTCAATAACGGCTTCAATTTCCTAGCCTGCCGCATCACGGTTAGCGCGGGCGACACAGCTCAAGCGGCCGTGGCGGCTCTGCGAGGCATTGCGGAGTATCTGCCCGTCACGACCACCTACGTGACCGAAGTCGTGGACTGAACCGAATAGCGGGGAGGGCTTGCGGGGGTTTCATCCCTCTGGGCCGTCGCGGGCCTTCCCCCATACAGAGGAGGTTTATATGGCTGATGCTGAACGACTCAATTTTCTGCCCCCTACCCGCGCCGCGATGGTTAGCAGCGAATGGCGGCAGGTCGTGATCGCTAACCCGCATCGCCAGGCGGTGTTGATAACCAACACTTCGGATGCGACCATCTGCCTCGCCTTCGGAGGGAGACCCGCGGTGGGGACGACCGTTCCAGCAGGCAGTGAGCGTGGCGTGGCGTTGGTGGCGAATGGCGGCGCGCTGAACATCCTCAACCCGCTGCTCACCACGCAGGCCATTTATGGCAGGCATGGGGGAACGGGGGAGAAGAATCTGGCCATCCAAGAGGCCGAGGGGGTGCGGTGATGGGCGGGCCGGGAATAATCAATCCTTCGCTTGCGGAAGCGGTGGCCTACACCCGCTGGTTCTACGGCATTTGCATGGGCTTCGACAGGGCGAGTGCCGCGGTGGGGGCGGCCGGTAGGGTATTCATAGCCGCTGTTGAGGTGCGATGGCCGGTCAGGACTGATGAGTTTCTCTACATGGTTGGCGCCGCCCAGGCAGGCAATGTCCGCGTGGCGCTCTACGAGGACGGCCCCGCGGGCGACATTCCCGATGGCGGCGCGTTGATAGTAGAGAGTGCTTCGGTTGCGCAGGCTGCCACTGCCAATGTTCAAATCGTGCCGGTAGCCGTGACCACGCTCCCGCCCGGCCTCTATTGGTTCGGGATTATGGGGGACGATGTGGCGGCGACCTACACTGGTTTTCGCGACAGCAGCAGCCTTCTCGGGCGTTGGTTCAACAACTCCATCGGCTACGGCGCATATGATGATCCCTGCCCGGTCACGGCAGGCGCCACCCGCCGCCCGGAGTGCGCCGTGGGGGTGCTGGAGAATCTATCTATCTAGGAGGGTGGGATGGCCATCACGATTCATGTGAACCGTATAGTGCTGGAGACAACACAGGCGATGGCGCATTGCGGAGCTACGGTGGGAAGGCGATATCTGCGTTTCGAGGTGCCCATCCCCTTCGTGGCCATCCCCGATGGGATCGAGCAGACGATCAGAACTTTCATAGCCGCCTATCCTGACAAGCAGAAATACATCAATGCCGATGTCTGGGAAGGATTCGAGTTCGAGCTATGACCGATAGCATCCAGCAAAAGCTCAAAGGCATCCCCGGCCTGATGACGGCCTCGGAGACGGCTCTGCTCATCCGCATGGCCCGTTCCGCGGAGGTCATCGTGGAGCTGGGCTGCTACAAGGGCCGCTCGTTGGCCGCGATGATGCTGGCCAACCCGAAGGCGGACGTATACGGCGTGGATAGCTTCGGGAGCATGAAACATCGAGGCTACAAAGGCGCGACGGAGGCGCAATGCAGGGCCAACCTCAAGAAACTCGGCCTGATGCCCAAAGGCCTGCTGGCGATGACTACCGATGAGGCCGCGAAGCATTTCGAGCGTGAGATAGACCTGCTGCATCTGGACGCGGGGCACAGCCGGGAGGAGGTGCAAGCGGATATCGACAATTGGCTCCCGAAGGTGAAGCCGGGCGGCGCGGTGGTGTTTCACGATTATGGCAAAGCGCACAAACGCTGCCTGGACAGGCCAGAAGTGAAGGAGGTGGTGGACGAGTGGCAAGAGCACGCAAGGGAATGGATCGAGGTCGAGCGGTCTGGCGTTTCAATCGCCTTCCGAAATATGTTAGCCGACCGGGGGGCATTACTCGTCGCCTATGGCTCCAAGGCAAGAGAGGGGGCTAAGCAAGCCATCCGTTCCCTGCATGAGCACATGCCGGGGCTGCCCGTGGCGACGGTGGGGAACGAGAGCTTGGAAATTGATAGCGACTACCACATCTATCATCCCGACCTCGACGCGGGAGCGAGGGCGGTGAAGACCCGGATGTATTCGCTCTCGCCCTTCCACAAGACGCTCTATCTCGATGCCGATTGCGTGGTGGTGGGGGCGAGCATGTCCACGTTCACGCTTCTGGATTTCTTCGATGTGGTCTTGGCGATCGACCCGAACAGGATACTCAGCCGGGTGAGCTGGCCCGCGCTCATGCCTGCGGAGGTGGATCAGACCGTGGCAGAGATCGGGACGGCGGAGGTGCAATACTACAATTCGGGCGTGATTGGTTTCACCCGGAACCAGCGCAACCGCCGCTTCTTTCAGAACTGGCATACCCAATGGTTGCGCTGGGGGAAGCAGGACCAGATGGCTTTGATGCGGGCGCTGTATGGCTATCCCGTGCGGATCGCGCCCATGAGGGAGCAATGGAACACGCACCGGAAGGACAAGGCGCGCTTCGTCTATCACAAACATCGTACTGTGGCGAGGAAGGGGGCACCAGGATAATGGCGGGACCGAAGAGAACTGAATTAGAGGTCATGCTGAAGCTGGCCTGGATGATACCGGGGATGTTCGGTAAGAACGAGGCCAGGTGGCTCTATCGTCTCTCACGGCGCAGAGGCAACCTAGTGGAGATAGGCGCGTGGATGGGGCGCACCACGGCGATCATGCAGATGGCGGCCAAGCCCTGGGAGGCTCATCTCACCACCATCGAGCCGTTCGGCGCGGAGCATATGGCCCCCAAGTGGCGCGACCCGGAGGCCACGCAGGAGAAATGGCTGGCGAACCTGGCCCGGATCGGCCTGGAGCCGCCGGAGCTCTTCGCCACGACTTCGGATGAGGCACTGGAACTTTACGGCGAGCGCGAGATCGCGATGCTGTTCATAGACGGGAGCCATGCCTATCGGCAGGTGCTTCGAGATCTGAAAGGCTGGGGCGGCTTAGTGAAGGTGGGTGGCTATATCGCTTTGCATGACATGTTTTTCCCCTCCGTGCCCGGCGTCGCGAAGGCGGTGACCCGTTGGTGGGATGGCAAGAAATGGTTTTACCGCGGGCAAGTCGGGTGGACCATCGCATTCGAGAGGCGGAAGTGAGTCGAGGCGTGATGTATATCGTGTATGGCGAACGGGCGGCGGAGGAAGCGGAGGATAGTGTGGCCTCCCTGCGGCGCTGGCTGCCGGACATGCCAGTATTGAGGATCGGGGATGCTGGAGAATTGCCGGTCTCCCCATTCGATGGCGACAAATTCCTTTGGGGTCGCCTACTGCCCTACCTCTATGGGGCCTCGCCTTGGGAGCGCACCATGTATCTGGATGCGGATACCGAATTCTTGGCCTCTCCGGAAACACTGTTCGATCTCCTGGACAATTGGGATTTCGTGCTGGCGGAGACGCCGGAGCGCCATCTGCTCTCCCGGACGATCGAGGAGCCGGAGATGGAATACACGCGTGCGATGTTCGGCGGCGCATGGTGGCTGCTTTACCACAACGGTGGCATGTTCCTCTGGCGGCGTGGGGAGACGGTGAGAAAATTCTTCGAGTTTTGGCATGAGGAATGGGCGCGCTTCCGGAGTTGGGACCCGCAGGCTGCCTTGCTGCGAGCTTTGGCCCGCTCGGAGATGGCCTTCCTCACCCTCCCCTACACCTGGAATTGTAACCGGAGGGAGGAGACGAGGCTGATCTATCATCGTTACGGGAGCCAGGCGGCGCAGGCCAGTATCCGGCCACCGAGGGGGGATGCATGAAGGCGTGCCTGATAAACCCCAAGACGGGGATGATGATAAGTGATACGGTCTTCCCTCCGCTGGGTCTCTGGTATGTCTCAGCCGCGCTGCGGGCCAAGGGCTGGGATGTGACCGTGGCGGATATGGCCTTTGACGATGCGATCCCGGATAATGCGGATGTGTACGGCATCACGGGCACGTCCCCGCAAGCGGAGCGGATGGAAAGACTGGTGCCGCTCATCTGGACGATAAATCCCCAGGCCAGGATCGTGGCGGGAGGACCTCACGCAACGCTCGCGCCAGATGAGGTGCTCAGTTACGGCTGCGACACCCTGCTGCGGGGGGAGGCAGAGGAGGAGGTTGATTATCTCTTCCGTGATGCTGAATGGAAGGGTATAGCCGCTGCTGAAAGAATCAACAGCCTAGATGATGTGCCTTTCCCCGACCGGAGACAAGCCTGGCGCTACCAATATTCCATAGACGGCCTGCCGGCCACTATGATGATGACCAGCCGGGGATGCCCACACCGATGCGCCTTTTGCTCCAAGCCATTGGGTAACCGCGTCCATATGCGCTCGGTCGAGAACATCATGATGGAGGCGCGTGAGATAAAGGCTGCGGGTTTCCGGGCGATCATGTTCGTCGATGACACGCTGGGGCTAGATAGGGAGCGTTTGGGAAGGCTCTGCGGGGAATTGGGGAGCGAAGGCATCGTCTGGCGCTGCCTGATGCGGGGAGACCAGGTGACGCCGGAGATAGCCACGGCCATGAAGGATGGCGGATGTGTGGAGGTGGGCATCGGCATCGAAAGCGGAAGCGAACGGATACTGCGGAACATCCAGAAGGGGGAGACGGTCGAGCAGATACGGGAGGCCATCGGGACATTGAGGGCCGCGGATTTGCGGGTCAAGGGGTTCTTCATAGTAGGTTTGCCGGGCGAGGATTGGCAGAGCGTGGGGGAAACCGAAGAGTTTCTCCTGCAGACACGATTGGATGATGTGGATTTCACCATCCTCAGCATCTATCCCGGGAGTCCCATCCATAACCATCCGGAGCGGTACGACGTGGAATGGCACAATTCGGTGCCGACATACTACAAAGCCGACCCGCGACGATACGATTGCATGGTGCGGACGCAGGCGCTTTCCGGCAGGGAATTGCTCTTGGCCCGAAGACAGTTCGAAGAGCTCTATAAGCGATGGAGATGACATGATGTTCGAAATTGGCGTGACTATTTGTGCGGCCATTGTCGGTATCTTTGCAAGTGTGTTCGCGTGGGCAGGCATAGTGTTAATTGTCGCAGGATTGAGTAGATTGGCAGACCGTATATGGAGGCCGTTATATCCTTATGAGTGATCGAGGTGTGGTCTACATGGTATGGGGTGACAAGGCGGTCTGGGCCGCGGGGCAGAGCATCGCCAGCCTCTGGAAAGTGGAGCCGGACATGCCCGTGCTGGCGGTGGGCGACGAGAGCGTGGAGGTGCTGAAGGAGGAACTCAAGGGTGATAAGCGGCTGGAGACGAAATTGGAGATGACCATCGACCCGTTCCGCGGGGTGGAGTTCCTCGCCGGGCGAATCAAGCCGTACCTCTATCATCTATCGCCATGGCAGCAGACGCTTTATGTGGACGCCGACACGACATTCCGGGGAAGCCCGCAACTGGGGTTCGACCTTCTGGAGCGCTGGGATTTCCTGGTCGCGGAGACGGGTGGCCGCACGATCCTCCAGCACATGGTCGGGGAGAACGAGGCCAAATACACGCGGGGGCTATTCGGTGGGGCGCAATTCATACTCTACCACAATTCCGGGATGCTTTTCTGGAAGCGCAACGGGCGGGTGGAGGAACTATTGCGATTGTGGGGCGAGGAATGGCAGCGCTTCGGAGCGTGGGATGAGCAGATGGCACTCCTGCGTGCGATCGCCAGGAGCAAGGCATTGGTGCTGACCATGCCCTACACCTGGAATACTAACGCTCCAAGCCAGGCCAAAGTGCTGTTCCATGAGTTCGGCCAGCGGACGGCGTGGAAGTTTAAGAAGCGCCGGGGGCGGGTGTTGACGGGGGACGAATTGATGCTTTTGGCCAGCCAGATACGGAACAGGGGAAGGAGGCCAGCAAGGGTGAAGTCGAAGACGGGGGCGGAGATGATGCTGGAACAGATTGGGAGGAAGCGTAAACGGAGAACGCCGAAGGTGATGACCGGGGCGGATCTGGCCTTGCGGAAACCCAGAAAGGCGGCGCGGAACAAGGCCGTCTCGGATGAGGAGAGGCGGAATAAATGAGCTACGAGACGACCAACCCGCAGAGCTATTGCAGCCGCGCCGAGATCAAAGGCCACCTGGCCGAAGGCGATCCGGCAGAGGATACCCTGATAGATTTTCTCATCCCGGTGGTAAGCCGCTGGATCGACAACTACAAGAGCGTGCCGGTGAGCTACTACAATAACGGCGATGCCGCGGGTTACGGGGTGGCGGAGATACACCGCTACGATGGGAGCGTGGAGGGCGAGCAATGGATTGACCGCTGCACCAGCATCGACAGCGTCCACATCGAGGAGAGCGACGCCACGCTGACGGAGTGGGTGGAGGAGACCGATTTTATCGGCTGGCCCTACAACACGTCATATATCGCTTGCCTAGTGGTGAAAGAGTATGGCGCTTACTCCACTTGGCCGGACGGGCAGCGCAACATCATCGTGACGGCGCTGTGGGGGGGCTACACCGAGACGCCGGAACCGGTCAAGGAGAGCTGCATCATTCTAGTGGCCCGCCTCCTCCAGGGGGGCAAGCAGATGTTTGAGGAGCAGTCGGCCATCACGGAACTTGGCCAGATACTCTATCACGAGCCATTGGGCCAGACCGTGCGGGTGTTGCTGGCGAGCATCGAGGGGAGGATCACGATTGCCTGAGGTCAGCATCGATATCAAGGGCATAGACATGGTGTTGAAGAAACTGCACGGCTTTAACGAAATCCAGCGTGCCGAAGTGATGCAGGCGATAAAAGACGGCTTGAATGTTATCGCCAGCCAGGCAAAGAAAACCGCGCCAGTGGACACAGGGCGATACATGTCAAGCATCGGCGCAACTAGCCGTGCGAAGGAGGGGATCCATGAGGTCAGGACATTGGGGGCGGAGATCGTCGGGCGTGTGGGGAGCAGGGTCAAATATGCGCCCTATATCGAACTAGGCACGCCCCCGCACATCATAAGGGCCAAGCGGAAAAAGGCGCTGAGTTTCTATTGGGCGAAGCTGGGGAAAACCATCACGGTCAAGTCGGTGCAGCATCCCGGCACGCGGGCCAGGCACATCCTAGAGAATGCGGTGCGGATCAAGGCGGATACCGTGCGCCGGATGATTAGCCAGGCCGTGGAGCGGGCAGCGAAGAAGTTCTGAGGGGATAAGGAATGGCACTAGCAGAAGCATTCAAGGACATTCGGAATGCAACGGCAGCGTTGGAGGAGGTAAACAAGGCCGCGCTGGGTTTGCGAAAGGTCTATGTTGAACCTCCGGATAGTCTGGAACAGTTCCCCTGTTCGGTGCGCTACACCAGCGGTCCGGGGACTCTGCGGCACAGTCGAGGCTTGGGACAGGACAATATCTATCGCTGGGTCATTGAGGTGCACCATCGGCGTGCGCAAATAGGAGGATTACAATTTGTCGATCGAGAAGTGACGCCATTCATTGAACGCTTTCAGGAGCTTTATGCACAAAACCTGTCGCTTACTGGTACATGCGATGTGAGCGGTTTCGGCAATAGTCCTGATGACGCGGAGGGCAGTTATGAATTCTTCTCAGCGGAGTGGAATGGGGTGAAGACCCTAGGAGTGCGTTTCAATATGTGGGCCAAGTACATGTTGGCCCCGATAACGGTGGATTTATAGGAGGCAACGGAAATGGCAGATTTGACTAGTGGTGTGCGGGACCTTAGACGCATTCAACTCGGCAAGGAGACCTACGGTTATGCCGCCGCGGTGGTGCCGACCACGCAGCTGGTCGGGATGATGGACGCGGTGGAGGAGCGGGATCGCACCTTCGTGGACGAGGCCAGCGGGATAATGAGCTCCCATCGCAGGATATACGATGGCGCAGTCATCGCCGCTCTCTCATTCGACGCAGGCACGGAGGGCGCGACCTTCGAGCAGCTCATCAATCTTCTGGCGATGGGTGTCAAGGGCGACGTGGTCCCGGCGGTGGTGGGCGTGGATGGGCGGCGGTGGACTTACAACCCCGACCTGGCCAACGGCGACACGCCGGACATTTTCACCGTCCGGGTGGGCGACAACGAGTATTGCTGGCAGGTCGAGGGAGTGGCGGCGCACAGCCTCAGCATGGGCGCGGAGTCGCGGGGATCGTGGACGCTGACGGGGGACCTGTTCGGCGATCAGCTCGCCCCTAGCGCGTTCGAGGACATAACCTATCCCACGCCGCTGGAGACCATTCTTGGGCAGATGACGCAGATTTACATCGACGATACCTGGGCGGGCTTAGGCACCACGCCGATGCAGGGGACACTGATCGGCTGGAGCGTGGACATTCCCGGTTTTCACGAGAAGTTCTTCCAGGACGGGCAGCTCACGTTCTCCGATTACGGCCTGGCCAGCCGGGCGTTGACGCTCAGGGTAAACTTCGAATTCAACGACAACACCGTGGCGGAATGGCTACTCTGGCGTGCGGGCACACGGCGCTTCATACGCATCGAGGGCATCGGCTCGGTCTATGAAGCCCCGCTGCGGAAGACGGCCACCATCGATCTCTGCGCAATCTACGAGAGCCATGACGCGCTAGGCGAGCGCGACGGCAACGACATCATGAGCCTGACGGCCCGCACAGTGTGGGACCCGACATCCGGTAGGGAGTTTCAATTCGAGGTTATCAATACGATAGTCGCATATCCGTAAATGGAGGGAGATATGGCACAGAGGGAAAAGGAGAGGGCCCATTCTGGCTTTCGCGTCTCCAGCGCGGAGATACCGGCGCATAAGGACCATCATGCGATCTGGATACCAGTTCGCATTCCCCGGCGGTTGTGGCGCGGGCTGGTGGAGATAGGCCGCCGGAGCCTGCTGCCGGACGGCGAGGAGGAGAGTCTGTCCAGGCCGGAGGCGGACGAGGCGACCACGGAATGGCTGAAGACGATCGAGATTCATTGGAACTGGGAGAATGGTGATGGCGAGCCGCTTCCGCAACCTGCCGACGATCCCGGCATCTGGGAGGAGATAGCGGATGATGAGTTCCGCTTCATAGTCCGGAACATCACTGCGGCAACCACCATCCCCCCTCGGAAACCCACCGCTTAGTCAACTGGCTGACGGGGATAGGCCGGGGAGATTTGCCTTGGTGGTGGGAGGAGATCGAGACCGCGGAAGCTCTGGGGATGAAGCCGTGGGAGCTTGAGGAGGCACCGGAATATTGGATACAGCGGATGGCCCAACGGGCGCAATACCTGCGCAGAAAACGGGAGCGGAGTAAGTAATGCCTGCCGAAGTCGCCGTCCTTATCAAAGCCAAAGATGAGACCGGAAAGGCATTTGATAAGGTCGAGAAGGAGCTTAAAGGCTTCGAGCGCGTCGCGGAGGACACCACCAACGAGGTGGGCGATCACTTCGAGCGCCTGGAAAGGATAAGCACGGCCACGCTCGCCATCGCCACGGTCGGCGCGCTGCGTGACGTTTCCGAAGAGATGACGGAGATGGCGCGGACGGGTGCGAAGGTGGAGAGCACCCGGCGCACCTTCGAGCAGTTCCTGCAAACCGTGGGCGGAGACGCCCCTACCGCGTTGGAGGCCTTCCGCCAGGCTACTCGCAATACGCTTTCCGATATGGATGCGATGGCGGCGGCCAACCGCTTCCTGGGCATGGGGTTGGCCAGCACCGTTGACGAAGCGGCGGAGCTTCTAGAGGCCAGCACGCAGCTCGCTACGGCGATGGGCAAGGATGCCAAAACGGGCGCAGAGGAATTCGCCCTCATGCTGGCCAACCAGTCCATTCCCCGTATGGATACGTTTGCCTTGAGTGCGGGCCGTGGCAGGGAGCGCATGGCCGAGCTGATGGCCGCCAACGAGGACATGACCCGTGAGCAAGCCTTCACGCAGACGGTGCTGGAGCAGAGCCGTGAGAAGATGGCGCAGCTCGGCGACACATTGCAGGGCACCGCGGGCGACATGGCTAGGGCGCAGGCGAAGTCGGAGAACTTCAGCAATTCCCTGGCCGAGCGGCTGTCCCCCGTCCTGAGCAAGATCTCCATGCCGCTGAAGACATTCTCGGACATGGTCGCGCCCGCCGGACAGCTGGCGATGGGCCTGGGGGGATTGAGTGGGGTCTTGCCAGGGGTGGGCAAGGCAATAGGCGATATGGGCAGCGCAGCGATGGGTAGTGTGAAGGGGCTGACCGCCGCGACCGAGGCCACTGAGGGCCTCGCCACCGCTGGTGCTGTCGCGCAGGCATCTCTCGCTGAGGTGGTTGTGGCCATTGCGGCGATCAGCACAGCCACCTACATATTCCAGAAAGAGGTCGTGCCCAGGTTGGAAGACCCGCTATCGAGGATCGGAATGGTCATCCCGACCTTGACCGATGTGAAAGACGCCCTACATCTGCTGCAATTGGAGGGCACGGATTACATCCGAAGCGTTTTGGGCTACGAGGCCGTCCACGAAAAGGTGCGCAAACGACTAAGGGATGATCTGCAACTCTACGGGAAGATAACCAAGGAGACGCGGGAATGGATTAAAACGCAAGAGGCTCTGGCGAAGGAAAGCAAGCAATACTATGGCGTCGGCAAAAAAGAGTATGAGCTGATTGTCGAACAGACCGAAGCCAAAGAAGATATGACCGAGGCCACCGATGATCTGGCCTATTCCATCAAGCGGGCGATGTGGGCGCTTGAGGACAAGGCAGGAACGTTAGATGGCCTTTCAGAAGCCGAGCGAAGCTATGTTGAGGATACGCTGGAGTGGCACGAAAAGCGCGACCGGGACATGGCCGAGATTGACCGCCGTTGGGAGGAGAGAGAGCGTGAGCGAATTGCTGTAGGCCGCCAGATGGCAGCCGAATGGTATGAAGCGCAAGGCTCCCTCTACACCGAACTGGGCACGGAGCACCTAAGCCTCCGGCAACGGATGGAGGCGGAGGAAGAGCAGCATACAGAGGAAATGAATCGCCTTTCGCAGGAGCGCACCAAAGAGGCGCAGGCCGCGATGGACGCGGAGATCGCACGCCACAATGCGGTCATGGCCGCGCTTGGCGAGGAACGCACCGAGCTATTGGCGACCTCCGCGGTCCAGATGCTGGCCAACCGTAGATATGAGGACGGAACGACTGCGCTTAGCCGCCTGTTTGGGGAGAACATAGAGACGGGCAAAGACCTATTCGATATCATGACTTCCGGCAGCCAGCAATTGGCCAAGCGGGATCTGGTGAAACTCGTCGCAGCGATGCAGATGGTGGCAAAGCAGGAAAGCAAGAATCGCCTCATAGCCGAATCCAATCAGGAGCTTTGGGAAGACGCGCTGAAGGAAGGCAAGAAGCTCTACGGGGAGCAGCTTGCTGCGGCGGCGAAGATCGAACCGGCATATCGTGACATGTATGAGACGGTAGGCGACGTGATAGACACTATCATGGATGCCGAGAGCGAATACGAACGGTGGGCCAGGAACGCGGTGCGCAATATCGAGGACGTGGATACTGAGATGTATGGCCTCGATCACACTGCTATCTCCCATCACGGCACCGTGGCGATGATAGGCAGCGCATACGAGATCACGGCCCAGCGTGCGGCCTCGGCCATCCGGAGCATCCCTGCTTGGCCCCAGCCTCCCACCTGGACGGCCCCGTATGTGCCCACTCCCCCCACGCCCATCGCGCCGCTACCTATCTGGTATCCCGGCTACCAATCCGGCGGCACCGTGCCCGGGCCCATCGGCAGGCCGCAGATGGCGATGGTGCATGGGGGGGAGACCATCACGCCTCCCGGCCGCGGGGGTGGCATCACCTTCGACTTCCGGGGAGCGCAATTCTACGGCATCACGCAGGACTTCGTGGAAGACCTATTCCGGGAGAACGAGACGCTGCTGAAGTTGCAGGGCGTCCGGGCGGGGGCGAGGGCATAGCATGGCCGCGTTGACCATCCGCATCGCGGGCGTGGATCTCGTCGATCACGTCCCCCAGAAAAGCATCCGGGTGGAAAGCTCCGGCAGCGCACTGGCCGCGACCTGCGTGTTCAAAGTCGAGGACAAGCTGGGCGAGCTGGCGTGGATCGAGCTGGCCGAGAAGAGCGAGGTGCTGATAGATGACGGCCCCACGCGGCTTTTCGGCGGATGGGTAAATATCATCGAGGACGAGCACGATGGCCCGTTCCGCGTCTTCACCGTGCGGGGTAGCGATTATACCGTGCAGCTCGAGGAGCACATCTGCGTAAATTCCTTCTTCGAGGCGGGCACTTCCGACAGCGCCATGATCGCGGGCATCTTCGCCGCCTGGTGCGTGCCGATTGACGGCGTGACGCATGTGGACACCCTCGAGGTGGCCATGGCGGAGATGCACTTCGCCAGCATCACCATCCGCGAGGCGCTCGACCACATCTGCCGCAAGACGGGTGGGATGTACTATGTGGACTTCTATCAGCGTCTGCATTACTTCTCCGCCGACGAGGGCTTGGCCGCTCCGGTGGGTCTCAGCACCGAACCCGATAGCGTGACCCTTTTCCCCTATTCCCGTTTCCGCCGCCGCCGTGATAGTTCCGATTTGTGCAACAACGTGCTAGTGGTCGGCAATGGTCTCGCCGTGTGGCGTGAGGACGCGGCCAGCATCGCCCACTACGGAGGCAAACGCTATCAGGCCGTGGTCCGGGACAGCAACATCAACACCGAGGAGCAGGCAGAACGGTATGGCGATTGGTATCTGGCGCTCCATGCCTGGGCCGCCTACGAGCCGCGCCTACGCTGCTGGATACCGGGCCTGCGGGCGGGCATGAACATCCGCCTGGTGAACTCCGTCCACAACATAGACTATAGCTATTCCATCCGCCGGGCCATCCTGCGCTGCACGGAGGGCTACGAACCAGGGAACCCGCAATACTACGTTGATTTGCGGTTGGGCTACCGCGACCAGCCGGGACGTCCCGATTTCCCCTCGCTGCCGGATGTTCCCCACTACCCGCCTAACCCGCCGCCGTACGAGCCGCCGAAAGAGGGGAACTGGATACAGAAGGTCTACATCGCCACCAAGGAGTTGGGGGTCTTCTATACCGATGGCTTCGTGACCGATACGGATTACATTCATGGCGTGCCGACCTGGACGGCTATCAACACGGGGCTAAACCTGGCACATGATTGTCTCGGTTTCCGGGGCGATGCGTTTCACCCGGAGACACGACAGTATTGCCTGATGGAGGACGCGCTGTATCGTCGGGAGGACGGGGGAAACTGGGTCTCCATATTGACCCTGGCCCAGGCCGTGGCGATCACCGGAGGCGATGTGACGTGGAGCATATTCGGCCCCAACGGGCTGAATTGCAATATCAATCGCGAGGGTTTCGTGGCGGTGCTGTTCCGCACCACCAACCTGGCCCATACGCATGTCAAGCTCGCCATGATGTACTCCCCCGATTTCGGGGCGACCTGGAACGAGAGCATCATTGAGGATTGGAATATCTCCAGCAGGATCACGCCGTTCTCTCTGACCGTCGGGGCGTACATCGGCACTTCGCCCTATCCCGCGGGCCAGGTGATGTATTGCGGCGTGGACGCCACGCCCAGGCTGGCTATCACGCTGGACGGCGGCGCGACCTGGAATTATGGCGCGGGCATAGGAGCGGGCAGCTACACCTGCCATCTCTTGGTCGATCCGAATGACCAGTCGAGGGTTTTCGTGGGAGTGCGGAATGGTGCCGGTCCCTGGCACGTCGCGGTAAGCCTCGATCATGGAGCGACCATTAACGACTACGACCTGAACGGCTCGGAGCCGATGGGAGCCCCGCTAGGCGCGACATATTATCATCTCTCCGTAGCGATGGACGAGCGCCAGACGGTACGGGTGGGAGCGGGGCAAGTTTCCCAACACCTGCATACCACCAGGGACGACGGCGGTTCCTGGCAGGAGCCGACGCCGCAACACAGCGAAGATCATCTCGGCATCTCGTTGGTGCAGACCGCGCCGGATTTCCTCTATCTGCTTCGGCAATGGAGCGGGCATGTGGCCTCGCCTCCCGAGACCTGCCATGTGGTTTTCGCCTCTGAGGACGAGGGGCAGACGATGGTCTTGAAGGCGGGCGCGAATGCTTGCACTATCGACACGGGAGGCGGGGATAGCATCCCGTACAACTGCGGCGGCGTGCGGGGGATATTAGAAGTCTGGACCGATCCTGGCTTGCCAGCGATGGGGAGCCTACCTGGGCAGGTCACCTGGCCGCAATTGGAGCCAAGTGTGGGAACTGGCAATGAGCAGGTGGCCGCGGGCTCGCATCACGGCCAGCACGAGAAGGGTGGAGCGGATGAGATCGATGTCACCGACCTCTCAGGCGTGCTTGCCGACGAGCAGGACGCAGGCTGGTTTAAGGGCCGCGCGATAAGCGCCGCGGCACCCGATGATGGGGATGTGTATGTCTGGGATGAGATCGCCGGGGAATGGCGACCTGAGGAAGCACCGGGGTTGGAAGGGACGCATTTACACATTTACAAGGAGAACAAGTCGGCTGAATGCAACGGTGTTAAGGTCACCTTCCTCACTGCGAATCAGTTCGAACCTGAGACACTTCGGGTATTCCATCAGAGGGACGAGGAAATCGATGGCGTGGCCGAGGATTACGTGGAACTTGGGACTTTCGATGGCTTCACGATGGCGGCGGCGCCAGCGGGTGGGGAGAAGCTGATCGTTCATTATCTGGCAGAGCTAGTCTGATGGAGGTCGGATGGCGAACATAGATATTGTCCGGGGACGGCAGGTCGTTGTGATCCTCACCAACAAGAGCGGCGGCGGAGTGGTGGAGGGAGATGTCGTGGTCGTGGACACCACTACCGATGCCGCGTTCACTACCACCACGGAGGAGGGCTCCTGCGCTGTCATCGGAGTGGCGGCGGAAACCATCGCCGACAATGCCGAGGGGCGGGTGCTGGTGGGGGGCTATGCCGCAGCTGTAGCTATGGATGGCGCGACCAACCGGGGGGAGCTACTCAAAACGTCCACCACGGGCGGGGATGCCACGCCCACGGCCATATTCGAGAGCGGTGTGTTTGCGGTGGCCCTGAGCGCGACCGTCGGG